AAAAAAATGAAAGAAATTGAACAAAAAGGTTGACCTTTTAGTCTCGAGAGCGTATAATTATTATATTGAGTTAAACAACCAGGCAAACACAGGCAAACAGGAGACAGCATGTACATACAGCCAGGAACACAGGTAACGTTAACAGGTGGAAGTTATAGAGGACAAGGAATGCAAGGAACAGAAGGAGTTCTTGTAAAAGAATATCAGCCGTTTAACGCCCCAAAAGACGGATGGGATGGTTTTATTACTATTCGCACCGCTGACAATAACATTCGAGTTAAAACTACCAGTCACAATTATGCACCTTATGTAAACCTTGGAGACGGAGAGACTATGATTGAGGAAGCACCAGTAGTTGTAGCAGAAAAAACAGACGAAGAACGTATTGCAGAAATTGCAGAGCGTTTCGATATTTTAGACGAAATGGCACAAGCATCAATTGATGGTATTGTACGTGGAATGGTTGTAACAGGACCTCCAGGAGTTGGTAAAAGTTACGGTGTTGAAAAGATCCTGGAAAAGAATAGTATGTTTGACAAACTTGCCGGAAACACAATTAAGTTTGGAACTGAAAAAGGTGCGGCAAGTGCAATTGGTTTGTACCAGTTACTTTACAGGTATGCAGATCCAGGAAGCGTGTTGGTACTTGATGATTGTGATAGCATCCTTTGGGACGAAGTTAGTTTGAACTTGTTGAAGGCGGCACTTGATTCCAGTACTAAGCGAATGATTAGTTGGAACACAGAGAGTTCAGCATTACGCAGAGAAGGTGTTCCGGAGAAATTTGAATTTTGCGGATCAGTAATTTTTATTACAAACTTAAAGTTTGATAAAGTCAAAGGAAAGATCAAGGATCACTTGGAAGCGATTCTTTCAAGATGTCATTACTTGGACTTGACACTTGATACAATGCACGATAAGATGCTTCGTGTAAAGCAGATTGTCGGAGACGGAATGCTTAATACATATAACTTCGGTAAAGCCGGTGAGGAAGAAGTAGTTAATTTTATGGAATCCAATACCGATCGATTACGTGAAGTTAGTTTGAGAATGGTAACAAAACTGGCAGACCTTAAAAAGATGTCAGAGCATCGCTGGATGACACTTGCTGAGAATACTTGCATAAAGCGAGGATAAGCAAGTAAGGGTTTATAAAAAGGCCCTTGATGGGCCTTTTTTTTTGGCAACTAAATGGATTGCATAATAGAAATAAAAGATGAAGTCAACGTAAAGATACATAATTTAGGCTTAATGACAAGGCGTAAATTAGAAAAGAAATTTAAGTATTTTATGCCTTATGCTTATCATGTACCTGCTTACAAATTAGGCCGTTGGGACGGATGTGTTAGTTATTTTAGTCCTGGGGCCGTTACCTACCTTAATCTCCTCGAAGATATTATTCCAGAACTTATTAACGAAGGTTATCATATTGATATAAAAGATAGCCGCGAAGGTACTGCATTAGATTTTGTAACAGTCACAGAAGAAACCCACAAAGATAAAAAATGGCCTAAAGGTCATAATGATGCCGGCAGTCCAATTATACTGAGAGATTATCAAGTTAGTATTATAAATCAATTTTTATCACAACCACAATGTCTACAAGAAATTGCTACAGGTGCAGGTAAAACATTAGTTACTGCCACATTAAGCCAACGTGTAGAACAATATGGAGGTACATTAATTATTGTACCAAATAAGGATTTGGTTACCCAAACCGAAAAGGATTATATCAACTTGGGACTCGATGCCGGTGTGTATTACGGGGATAGAAAGGAAATTGGTAAAACCCATACGATATGCACTTGGCAGAGTCTTAATGTATTAGATAAACGATTTAAAGATGGTGAAAGTGAATTAGGATTACATGATTTAATAGATGGTATTAGTGCAGTTATTGTTGATGAAGTACACATGGCAAAAGCAGATGTACTTAAACGATTACTTACAGGACCATTTGCAAAGGTACCAATCCGTTGGGGACTAACAGGCACAATACCAAAAGAGGATTGGGCATATGTTTCATTAGTTGTTAGTTTAGGTGGTGTTGTAAACCGCTTAAAAGCGTCGGATTTGCAAGATCAAGGAGTACTTGCAGACTGCAAAGTAAATGTCTTGCAATTACAGGACACAATACAGTATAATAACTATGCAAGCGAGTTATCATATCTTACCACAAATGAAACTCGCATGGAGTACGTTACAGAGTTATTAAAAGATATAGTAAAAGGTGGTAATACTTTAATATTAGTTGATCGTATTAAAGCAGGAAAAATACTCCAAGAAGGATTAGGAGATGAGAGCGTTTTCATATCAGGTTCGGTCAAGTCAGCAGACCGAAGAGAACAATACGACGAAATTCAAACCGCTGACAACAAAGCAATTATTGCTACTTACGGGGTTGCATCTGTTGGCATCGATATACCTAGGATATTTAATTTGGTCCTCATCGAGCCAGGTAAAAGTTTTGTCCGTGTCATACAGTCAATCGGTAGAGGTATTAGAAAAGCAAAAGATAAGAACTTTGTCCAAATTTGGGATATAACTTCTTCTGCTAAATTTTCTAAAAGACATCTTACCACACGTAAGAAATTTTATAATGAAGCTCGATACCCTTACACAATAGAAAAAATAAAATGGTAATATGCTATTACACACACTAGAACACGGAGTATACGACATAGATCGTATACCAGAAGAAATAGATGATGTTTATTACGGAGTATTAGATTATAGTGATCCAAATTCTCCTGATTTTATATATTGTCCATTAGTATTTTTAGAAAGTTTCAGCACACCTTGTTTGGAAGTTGAAATAGGAGGAAACAGGTTTCATATGCCACTGGATTGGCATATTATTATTGCTGATAGATTCACAGGCGAAAGTGAAATATTAACATTAGTTCATTGTGCAGGCAGGCGTTTTTCTGCATTTTGCTTGGACATGAGTAATACAAGTATTATGCCAGACTTTGGTGATTTAGATGTTGTTAATGTTTATACTGAGAAAAAATGGTATGTACCTAAGTTAAGAGTTGGGCATATATTAGCAGTACCTGTTAATCCTAAGACTAACATTTGTGCATTTTTTGTTAAAGATATACAAAAAATTCCTGAGGTATTAGATTTTGAAAAGTTGTGGGTATAAGGGGAACACGAGTTCCCCTTTTAGATTATCAGTCTGCTTCGAAATCGTCTGCGCCGGTAAAGGAATCGTCCGTACCTGCTTCTTCAATTTCCACTTTGTCATCAGCGGCATCTGTTGTAAATGTCCAAGGCTGAGATGTGCCTGAATCAAGCATAACTCTATGTCCTGTAATTTTTGTGACCTGGCGAACTGTTCCGCCATCGTCTTTAACAGTAACAGTCATTTCGCCAGCGGCTAATGTACCTTGTGCTTTATCAACTAATGAGCATGTTGCATAAGTGGAACCATCGTAGCATTTATATCGCTTGGTACCTTTTTGTGCAACAATCCAGCCGTTTACTTCTGCGGCTCCGGTATGATACCGACATTTTAATTCGTTGCCAGCATCGGGTGTACCGATATGTCTTTTACTAATTGGTCTTCCCATTTGTTTTCTCCTAAAGTGGGTTCTATCCACTACGGGGATGGTGCCCCATAATAAAGGTTGCGAAAACAACCTAAATAGTGTAATATATATTTATTATGAAAAAGATTGATCTTAAATCAATGTTAGGAGCAGTTGATAGACGCAATAAAGACTTCTATGATCAACTATCCGAAGAACAAGAAAAAGAGTTTAGTCCGTTTATGGTGTTACGATGGACTAGTAGTATTAAAGGTAGCAAAGAATTACAAACACATTATCTAACATATGCTAATGAATTGCTAAACAAAAACTTTTCAGTTTTATACAAACACAAAAAACTATTTTGGCAATTAGCATCTGTTATTGGTATAGGCACTAATCAATTTCATCCGTGGATTGGTGTTAGTAAAAAAACTAAAAAAGACGAACTTGTAGATAGATTAAGTTCGTTGTATCCAAGTTTAAATCAAGACGAGTTAAACATATTGCTAAATGATAAAAAAGCAATTCAAAATATGATAAATGAAATAGATGGCAAAGTTTAAATGTAGTTTTTGTAACCGTGAATTTGTAAAAGAAACAACATTAGCATCGCATTCTTGTCCAAAAAAATTATATAACAACGATAAAGATGAGAAGTATATGATTATAGCACTATGGTGTTATAATAAATTTCTTGCTAGAAATACATATAGACAAGCAGATATATCAAAGTTTTTATCATCACGACATTACATGGAATTTATTAAATTTGCTAGGTATTTGTTAGAAGCACAAATTAAAAACTATCAAGAGTTTATGGATTGGATCTGTGATAATAACGTTAAAGTTGATCATTGGAGAAAGGATACAACGTATGACAAATTTATTAAACAACATGCATTAAAAGAATCGTGTCAACGTGCATTAGAAAAATTTGTATTGTGTACACAAGATTGGGCAGAGGATCAAAATAAACCAATGCAAGACTTCTATAAAAATGTTAACTCGCCAACGATATTAAAACTTATACGTGATGGTAAATTAAGTTTATGGATTGCAGTTGGTACAGACTTTGGAAAGCAGTTATTATCTAAAATGGAAGATAGCGAACTTAAACATTTAGATACTTGGATTGGAGACGATCTACCAAAATGGAATCGGTTATTTGATAGAAATAGAGATGACATTAATTGGGCTAATAATGTAATAATGGAAATGAAGTTTAATGGCGTTTAATACAGATGTTGATATTGATGTAGCAGATAGAGATAAAGTATTAGAATTATTCAAGCATGTTCCTGCTAAACTCACAGATAATAAAAAGCACAAGACTGGTGTTTATTTTCATAATGTACCAGCCGATTGGTTAAATGGTACTTGTGCCGTTGATTATAAAACAGCAGATACTCTTGGATTTTTTAAACTAGATGTGATTAATAATAGTGCATACAAAGATATTAATCCAAATAAACTGGAAGAACTGATTTCCAAAGAACCAAATTGGGACTTATTATTAGATGAGAAAGTAGTTAAAAAACTATTTCATATACACGATCATATTGATATTTTACGAAAGTTGCAACCAAGAAGTGTTGAACAATTAGCCGCAGTTCTAGCAATTATAAGGCCAGCAAAGCGACAACTATTGGAAGAAACATGGCAACAGATAGAACAAAAAGTGTGGCAAAAACCAGTAGATGGAACATATTACTTTAAAAAATCTCATGCTATAAGTTATGCAATACTTATTGTAATGCAGTTAAATTCTATTGTTTTTTAACTAATTCTATAGTGCGACGCTTAGTCCGCTTTTCTGAGATATTAAATAAATTAATTTCGTGACCTCTGTCAATTGTTGTATTTTTTGCCGAAAGAACCATTAAGAATGGATAAAACTCTTTCATGTCGTTATACAGAAAAAATGTTATCGGAATTTTTCTATTAGATTCCCACCACCAAGTTTCACCTAAACTGATGAATGCTTTTTTAAGTTGTGGGTTCTTTATAGAATTATAATCAAAAAACATAACATATGCAGAATCACATTGTTGTATAATTCCTAAGTATTCTTTATCGTTAGATCTAATAATACTTAAAAAAGGGAATCGTTTTAAAATTTGTTCGTAGTCCATAAATATTATAAAGGGGTATACTTCACTGTGAATATTTATACATTTACCAACACGTACTATTTAGAAAATAACCCCGCAAAAGGTGCCTTGACAATGCAAGCAGGAAATGTTAAAATAATAAAGTCCGTAGCAAATACGGTTAATTTTCAAGTTAAAGATAAAGATAGAAAAGCAGTAAAGATTGATAACTTGTCTGTATATGCTAATATATTGAATACGGACGGGACATTAATAAAAAATATTAAGTGTTCTAAAAATACTGTAACAGAAGGAAACTTCGATTTGATTACTGCCGCTGGTGATTTTGAACACACAGATCCAGGAATGTATAGATTAGGTTTTTATACAGAAGATTCAATTGGAGTTAAAAAACCGTTGTTTACAAACTTAGCAGGAACTGGTAATTTAAATGTAGAAATTGAAGATTCAATTATAGCATCGCCAAAAGATAGTATTACAGTTTCAACATTTAATGAAACTAGTGGTGGTTCGGGCATATTTGAAAGTTCTTCAATTAGAGTACATGAAGTTGCAGATAAACACGGGTTAATTACTTTTGTTGCATACCTAGATGCTTATTTTGGTAAACTATATGCATATGGAACGTTAGATGATACAGTTTCAGGTAGTAGTGCATGGTTTGCTATACCATTAGGATCAGTAAATGATTATGTTGATTATACATCTGCTACAACAAAATTAGATCCGTATAATTTAACTATTGCAACAAAGTATATAAAATTTCAGCATGTACCAGATGTAAGTAATGCAGGAACATTAACCAAAATTTTAATACGAGCGTGATACTAGATTACGTAAAAACATTACTTCCAATCAATACTAAAGTTAGTCCTAGTGGCTGGCATACCATGAACTGTCCGGTATGTACGTTTAATGGACAATCACGACCCGATACAAGAAAACGAGGAGGGTTTAATTTTAACAATGATTCAGTAGCATATCATTGTTTTAATTGTGGCTTTAAAACATCATGGCTTCCAGGTAGAAAAATTACATCTAAGTTTAGGGTTTTATTAACTAATCTTGGAGCAACAGATAATGACATTAAAAAACTTATATTTGCTTCAATGCAAATAGAGCCTGACAAAACACAAGTTACATTTGATTCATTAGCAATACCAGGACAATGGAAAGAAGAGAAATTACCAATTAATGCTAAACCTGTATTAGATTGTTCAGTTACAGACGAGTTTACTAAAGCATTAAAATACTTAGAAAAACGTAGTTTATTGGAAGCAGGTAATTGGCACTATACAAGTGAGAAAGTATACAATTTTAATGAACGTATAATTTTACCATTTGAGTATAATAATAAAATTGTTGGATATACTGCTAGATTATGCAAACGACCAAAGTCAAGAAATACGCCAAAATATATTACAAGGTCTCCGCAAAGTTTTTTATTTAATTATGATCAGCAAACTAATGTTAAATATACGATTGTATGCGAAGGCCCATTTGATGCACTAATGGTAAATGGTGTTGCAGTTTGCGGTAATCATTGTAATAGTAGACAAGTAGATTTATTAAATCACTTGCCAACAATAAAAGTTGTAGTACCAGATAAAGACGGCAAAGAATCCAATTTAATGGATATTGCAGTTGAGAATAGATGGCATATAAGTTTGCCAGAATGGCCGGAAGGTATTAAAGATATTTGTGATGCAGTAGCATATTATGGCAGGCTCGAAGCCTTACTTACAATTCTGTATGCTAAGGAATATAACAAAATCAAAATTAAATTAAAGCAGAAAAAATGGCTGAAGTAGATTATACATACGAATTACAAAAAATGTTTATAGAATTTTTGGTAACAGAACCAGAACTTTATGCAAGATGTAGTAATATTGTTCAACCTGAATACTTTGATGCCACACTTAGAGAAAGTGTAGAATTTATACAAGAATATTCAGATGAACATTCTGCTATGCCTGGGTTTGAAATATTAAATGCAAAGACAAAAGGAAAGTTTGAAAAAGTACCAGTTACAAAACATGAAACAGATTGGTTCTTAGGAGAGTTTGAACAATTTTGTAAACATAAGGCATTAGAAAAAGCAATTATAGAATCTGCAGATTTATTAGAAACACAAGAATATGGTACAGTAGAAGGTATAATTAAAGAAGCAGTTAGTATTGGTTTAACAAAAAACCTAGGAACAGATTATTGGCAAGATCCACTTGCTCGGTTAACAGAGTTAAGAGATAAAAATGGTAGTACAAGTACAGGATGGAAAACAATAGATGACAAATTGTATGGTGGATTTAATAGAGGAGAACTTAGTATATTTGCAGGAGGATCTGGTGCAGGTAAAAGTTTATTCTTACAAAACTTAGCACTTAACTGGGTCGAAGCAGGATTTAATGTAATATACTTGAGTTTAGAACTTAGTGAAGGATTAACTGCAATGCGACTAGACAGCATGATAACAGGATATTCAACAAGAGAAATATTTAAAAATATTGACGATGTTGAATTAAAAGTTAAAATGCACGGAAAGAAAAAAGGTAATTTACAAATTATACAATTACCAAATGGTTGTACAGTTAATGATATTAAAGTATACATTAAAGAGTACATAACACAAACAGGTATAGAACCACAATGCATACTAGTAGATTATCTAGATTTAATGATGCCAGCACAACGGAAAGTACCACCAAGTGATTTGTTTATTAAAGATAAGTTTGTTAGTGAAGAACTTAGGAACTTTGCAGTAGAAGGAAATTATTTGTTTGCCACAGCATCACAATTAAACAGAGGTGCAGTAGATGAAATAGAGTTTGATCACAGTCATATTGCAGGTGGTATTAGTAAAATACAAACAGCAGATAATGTTATTGCAATTTTTACTAGTAGAATAATGCGAGAACGTGGTAGAGTGCAAATACAATTTATGAAAACTAGATCCAGTAGTGGTGTAGGACAAAAAGTAGAATTAGATTTTGATATTAATACACTAAGAATACAAGATTTAGCAGATGATATGGAAGAAACACCGCAAGAAAATCTGTACGAAAAACTAAAAAAGACGTCAACAATGCGTGATACTGAACCAAAAGAAGCAGTAACAGTTGACCAAACAGATAGATTAAAATCGTTAATTAAAAAGATACATTAACCAGATATCATTGTAAGATATGTCAATATTACTTGGTTGTGTTCACGAGTTAATTGTCGTCCGCTTCCTAACATACCGATTGCTTGACGGATTTCATCAGCATATGCAGGATCGGGGACAACTTGATCAATCATGCCTTCGATTGCTTGAAGATTAATGGGCGGAGGCCCTTCGGGTTGTTCAATAATATGTGTCAATTTCATATAAATATTTATAACAGGATCTAAAAAATATGCAACGTAGAACTAAAAGTCTGTTACAAGAGATTAACGAAGTAATACCTCCTAAGAATAAAGGCATGGTTATTGAATCTCGTGGACAGCATATTGTATCAACTGTAACTAATTTGATTGATATGATTTATGAAACATATGATAAAGAAGTAGCACTAGATCTACACCGACGGCTGTTGATTAGCATTAAAAATCAAGATCCAAAAAAATTCGTAACAGGAATGAAAAGGGCACCAAGCAATGAAAATATCTGAGATAATAAATGAAGCGGAACTAATAACTTCCCCTACTAGAGGTGATTCAAGTGGTCAGTCTGCTCGTTATAGAAAAGGCATAGATAAAAAGACCGGTAAAGAATGGTACCAATACAATAAGCAAGGTCATTGGGGCAGAAAATATAGTTCAGAACAAAGTGCAAGAGATGATGCTCAACGTAAATGGTCCGCCGCAGGAGGACAACCTTATGCTGGTCGAAGTCCAAACATGGACCAAATGGCTCAAAGAATGATGCCACATAGAAAAAAATATGGTATGTCGCCAACAGATGTTGCAACGATGGCACAGATATCTTCCGGAGGAGGTTCTTTAGAAGATTGGAGAGCAAGATATCCTCGCAAAACCCCAACACAAAAAACAAAACCAGGGGTAGTAACACATCAATCTAAAAAGACCACTTTTGGCAAAGCAAGCGATATACAGGGATAAAACATGAAAATAGCCGAAATTGAAATAGCAGGAACTAGAAAAAGAGTGATGCGAGGTCCACGACCTAAACGTAGAATCCAACAGGCTTTTACTGAGAAAGATGTAATTGATAGATTAAAAGAAGATCCTAAGGATCCTTTTAGCACCGACGTTTTTCCTGGCAGTGGTGGAACATATGATATTAAGTCATTGCAAAGTAATGTTGCTAGACAATTAATGGAACTTGCTAAAAGCATTGCAACCGCAGATATTAATGACCCTGCAGATCCGTTTATGGTACGGCGAGCATATAAATTGTTATACAATAACGACAACCCGGTGTTTCAAGACAAGATGGAAACATTAGTAAATGCATACAATAAACTTGCCAAACAAAATAGATATAAAAAACAATTCGGAGAAATTTAATGCTAGTCAGGGAGGTTATATTAGAAGGCGGTAACGTCTTTGGAGGTAATACCGACCGCATTAATCGAGAAAATATTCAGCCTACCTTAGAACGATACTTTGCAGAATTAAAACAAGTTTTTCCTAGAGCAAATATAAATCCTAGCGATTTTCATCCTACAGGTTCGGTAGGTAAAAGAAGTACCAGTGGTGATATTGATTTAGCAATAGATGCTACAAAATTATTTCCTCGAGGTATTTCTACTCAAACAGTTCAACAATGGAATATTAAACCTGAAGAATTTGTTCAAAGATTTGATCAGTTTAAAAAGCGAGCAAGAACATCAAGCGACGAACAAGTTGCTATGAAAACCGCATTAGTTTTAATTAGCGAATATGTTAATGAACATGCACCTACTATACATATGGATCCTAAAAAAGTTACTCCTGGTAATGCTTTTGGAATGTTTCCGCAATTTGATGAAGAAGGTAATAATTTAAATATAGGTATACAAATTGATTGGATGGTAGGACATTTACCTTGGTTAGAATTTAGTTATTCCTCTAGTGAGTATGATGAAAATTCTAATATTAAAGGATTGCATAGAACACAATTAATGTTAGCAATGTTTCAAGCAAAGAATTTTTCATTTAATCATAAAGTAGGTGTTAAAGATAAGGCAACTAAAGAAGTAGTTGCAAGAACACCAGAGGAAGCATTAAACTTACTCAATGAATTATTTGGTATTAGTTTATCACGAGCAGAATTAGATAATTATTTTACATTACATGATTCTATTTTAAATCATCCAGATTATGATAGTGTTATACAAATTTACTTAAAAATATTAGATAAAACTCGAGTAGATATTCCGGATGATTTACAAAAATATTGGATTAGAAATCAAAAAGCATTGGGATTATCTGGTAAGTTTTTACCAAATAATAGTAACCTAACAAAGTATCAAACGGAGACTGCATGAAAGCAAGTGAGATAATGACAGAAGGTGCAGGAATTCAGCAATGGGTTAGAGGTGATTTACGACCGGAATTAAAAGGTGGTGCATTTTTTCATAGCCAAGATTATTTTAATAAAGCACTTGCCGCACCCAAAGGTAGTTGGTTACATACTGCCGCAATGAATTCGCCCCAACACCCCGATAGAGGATTTAAATGGGTAACACCTGGACGACGAAAAAAGATACAAAAAGCAATGCAAGCAGGTGTAAAACGTGCTAGAGATTTTATACCTAAGAAAAAGAAATTTAAAGTTGATTATACAGATCAAATGTATCCAACAAATTAAAGGTAAAATAGGAGCAAATTATGCATAAAAACAAATATATAACCTTTTCTGAAAATTATCTTTTAAGCCAAATAAAAAATACTAAAAGAAAAATACTTAAAACATTAGACCATGTATTAGAAA